TCACTTCCATATAATCTTTATACCATTCCATAAAATGTGCAACACCTTCTTCTATATCGACCATAGGTTGATATCCCAACTTCTGTAGTTTGTTTGTATTACTCCAAGTCTCAAGAACATCTGCGGGGTGTGGTGGTACTAAATTTACTTTTGGTTCTCTGTTTAATTCTTTTCCAATTCTATCTATAAACTTCATAAGTTCAACTTGTTTACCATTACCTATATTAAATATTTCTCCAGACTCTATATCTTGATTAAAGATAACAAGTTTTATTCCTTCAACAATATCATCAATGTAAGTAAAATCTCTTTTCATCAATCCGTAGTTATATGCTTTGATTGGTTTATCTTTCACAATACTTGTACTAAAATCAAAAAGTGCCATGTCAGGTCTACCCCATGGCCCATATACAGTAAAAAATCTTAGACCGATATTGTGTAATCCCGACATTTTAAATTGACATTCGTTTACATACTTAGTATATGCGTAAGGATTTCTTTGATGCGGTTGGACGTTATCTTCTGTCCAAGGTAAAGTAGTTGTTCCACTATATACAGAACTTGTGGACGCATATATTACTTTCTCTACTTGATGTAGTTTACATACGTTAATTAGATTTTGTGTACCTTCGATATTATCTCTATGATACAAATGTTCATTACCCATACTATTACGTACACCCGCACGTGCGGCTAGGTGTACTACGATATCAGGTTCGTATGATTGAAACAACATATCCAATCTTTCAAAGTCATTTAAATCACAATCTCTTATTTCTAAACCAAACTCTTCACACCTATCTTTCTTTAGTTGTGGGTCATAGTAATTATTAAAGTTGTCTACCCCGACACAATATAAATCATATTCTTTTGTTAATAAAGAATTCATTAGATGACTTCCAATAAATCCCGCACCACCAGTGACTAATATCTTCACGGGTTTAACTTCTGTTTCTGTAGACATATTCTAATGCTCTATCTGACTCTTTTACCATATCACGATTTTTATACCAACCACCCGTGACACCGTCAAACTCTTTACATAATGTTGCGACTTGTTCTGCAGTGATAGGATATCCTTTCGATACTGCATTACCACATACCGCAACCATAATCTGATACATCTTATAGTACCAACCCGTTTCAGTAATCGCACGATATTCTGTTTCGAGTTTCTTAGACCAAAACGGACAATCAGAAAACCCCGTCCAACTATAATTAGTATTATCTAGTTTACTCTTACGATGTTCAACAACTGCTTGTTGCAACTCTGGTGGTAATCTATCTAGAAAGTTCTTACCCTTGTTTTCAATATAAGAATGTTTCTCCATTAACATTTGTGGGTCAAGTGTGATACCACTGTTTCTAAAATAAAAGTTATATGCGTTTGGATATTGTGCGGGAACATAATACATTCTTGCAAGGTCTTTAGTTTGTTCGTCACCAATATCTTTAAATTCTTTATTCATTGCAAACCAAAAGTGAGATAAATCTTTTGCGTGGACTTCTTTGGTTAGTGGAAAGACTAAACGAAACTTTGGTTTCTTGACTGTAGATGATGCAGTACTATAACATACGTATTCGTATGCACCAAACATTTGATAGAGTTGTTTCTCTAAACTGCGAACAGTATCAGGTTCAGTACAAGGATTGTTATCAAGTATAAAACTATCGCAATCAAGACAAGCCCAAGAACCCCATTTATTAACATTCTTATTACTCCTTGTCCCACCTTCGTGAAACTGAGCAGGACTAATAAGAGAAGAACTATTATTTCCACCTTTTACACCTTCCTTATTGGATAACTCATATAACAATAATGCAAATTTGTCCCACGACTGAAACTGCATAGTCCTATGCGTCTTATTGTCATATGTGTTCTTAAAAATAGTTAGACTATACATTGTCCCATATTATACATGATACAACAAGGAATGTCAATCGGAAGAGTCCTTCCAATGTATACAACCTTTCTCTTTCCATATCTTGCGATACTTCTTCATTCTCTTTTCGTGTTCTTTACCAACCACCGTCTCTGTCTTTTTCATCTTTCTTAATAAATTTTCTCATTCCTATTAACCACATTATTACACCCCAACTATCAGATAAAAAGTTTTTCAGTTTACCTGATATTCCGAACATAACAAATAGATAACATAGAATTACTATTCCACTCACTTGTAGAATTGCAATAACATAATCCATAATTACTCCTACCATTTTTCGTTGTAAATAAATTCACCCGTTTCATAATCCCAACCATTTGTTTTCTTAAAAACTTTTTTACCCCATGCGTCAGTGTGAAGTTGTTCTTTACTTGGTGGGTGCGAGTGAGTCATTGGGTCGTGGTCTGTACCAACATACTTAAATGCTTTTGACCCGTCTGAGTATCCACCTTGACCTTCTAACTTACATGGTGGTACGTGGTCAAACTCACGTTCGCATTCACATTTGTGTTTGATACTATACTTACCAATATCTAAATTAGTTCCATAGATGTACTCTCCATTAGTCATCTTCATATAAATCATTTCATGTACTTGAGCCATTATCCAAAAAAGTCCTCGAGTGATGCTTTTGGTTCTGCACTCCAACCAACTGCATCAAAGATTGGTTCGAGTGGTTCAAGAAAAGTTTTCTCAAACATTTTTTCATAATCAATATATTTATTTAGGTTTAATTCTTTTGGTAAAACTGTTTTGAAAGAAATCACATTTTCATTTATTGGATTAGGAGTTTTCAAATAAGTGTATTTAATTTTTTCTCCGTTATTTATTTCTTCATACTTAACTGTTAGATTATTCTGTCTGAGATAATGATTATACAATAGACAACCTCTAGAATGTATTGGTGTTCCTTTACCATAGATAGTATTTCTATCTGCATATTTTTTTACATGACGGACTCCTCTCGGAAAAGATATATCTTCTGCGGGAGAGTCTTTGAATACATTTTTGAATACACTTACAAAGTGTTGTGCATCATTTTGTGTTTGTGCAACAATAATCTTAAATAGTTTTTTCATGTTATCACGAACCAACTCTGGAGTTGATGACTTGATAGCTTCAATACCCATAATCTTAAGTTTGGGTTCTTTATACTGTACACCTTCTGAGTTGTGAACATTTAGAATATATCTTTTCTTTGCAACCCAGATACCTTTGTCTGCAATTACTTCTCTACCCATTTCCATACGGTTAGACATTGCACCCGTATAGTCTGCAAGTTCTTCATAAGATTTAGTTAGGACTTTTTCAAAATGTGTTTTACAAATCTCGTCCAAAAACTTAACTGGATTTTTAGGATTAAATTTTTGGACGAGTTCTCCCATATTAATATAGAGAGAGTCAGTATCAATTGCAATCACATAATCTACATCGTCAGTAGACATTAGTTTATTCATTTCTTTATTGACAGTTCTTTCTGCCCATAGAATAGATAACTGACCACCGAGTGTGATTGACTCTGCAACTCTTTGGTCAAAGTATCTAAACCAACGATTACCCAATGCACCATATAAAGAGTTCATTAAAATTTTGATAGACATCTGTTGATTATCTAAATGAGTTATTTTATTTGATAAAGATTTAGTTGGTGTGGACTCATACTCTTGTTTTAATTCTAACATTTCTTTTTTAATGTCAACTCTTTCTTCGTAATACTTTTGAATTACATATGGTATCACACCTTGTCTATCTTTTTTAAATCTTGCACCATTAGGTGCGGTTGCATAAGTAGTATCAATCTCAGTTTGTTTTCTGAGTATATGTTCTAAAGATGTATTAACCAGACCGTCCACAACTGTCTCGGGGGACATATTGTTTTGCACAATGATATTTGGATACAGTGAATTCAAATCAAAAGATACGACCCAATCATGACTACCTACTTGCGGCTCTTTTACATAACCACCGACAAATTTAGATTTAGACTTTTCTTCTTTTGGTGGACAAACAACTTTATTACGATTTAACATACGATAAATTATATTATCCCATATCTTAGTTGTTCCGAGTACATCACGATAGTTTACACCACCACGATAAGCCATGGTGAGTGATAGTGTAATTAATCCGAGAGACTCTTCAAGTCTATCAATAAGTTCTACGTCTTTTATATTATAGTCGATAAACTTTTGATAATCATTTTTATATAATGCAAATAAACTATCTTGTTCTTCATATGATATCTTACCTTCTCCAAGAACTACGTGTGCAATATTGTTTAGAGAATAAGACTCTTGTTCTCCAAGAGTATTGTAAGTAAACTTTCTAAATATTTCTTTGTAGTCTAATTGTGTAATACCAACTAACTCATATATTTTTGTTTGATTACCATAATAGTCATAACCGTCATCTTCATTTATATAACCCCAAGGTGATAATTCTTTTATCTTATCTTCTCCATACATCTTACGCAAACGATTAATAATATAGACCATATCAAAACTAATACTATTCCAACCCGTGACAATGTCAGGATAATTTTGTTTCCAATAATCTAGAAACTTATGTAAGAGTGCAGCCTCATTCTGACATTTAGTATAGAGAACATTTTCTGCGGGACTATAATCTCCACAACCCCAAGTACGATAAACATTCTCTTTGTTATTCTTGGTGGTGATTGCAGTAATAGGATAGTCTGCATATTTTGGTTCGGGGAAACCTTCATCGGATTGCACCTCGATATCAAAACTTGTAATTGAAATAGTATCACGGTCAAACTTTATTTCGTCAGGATATTTTTGTGCAATGAACTGCGATACGAAATCATTCATTCCGTAAATGTTAAAAGTTTCTACTCCTTGATATCTTTTTGTAAAATCTGTCGCATCACGCATAGAGTCAAACTCTATAGGGTCTACGGGTTCGTCAAATAAAGTTCTCCAACCAGATTTAGGTTTGGGTGTAGAAACATACAAGGTTGGTTTGAATGGAATTCTTTTTTGAATTCTCTGACCACCTTTGTATCCTATGTAAAGTAAGTTGTTTCCGAAACGGGAAACATTTGTATAAAAATCCATTGTTGCATATTATATAG